AGCTGTATAACACCCTTCCCTCAGACAGTGCGTGGGAAGAGTTTTATGGCATAGGGGCCGTGCCTGACATCCCGGAGTTTAACGGAAAAGTTTCTTGGTTGGGTATCGCTCCGGGCTACCATACCAAGATCGAACCGAAGGAATATTCAGGTGGTATTCTGGCGGAACGGAAACTGATTGACGACAAAAAGTACGCCGTTCTGGATGGGAGGGCTGAAGGGCTTATGGCTTCCGCTCATAGGGTCAAGGAAAAGAAGGGGATGCGTCCTTTCGGATATGCGTTCTCTACGGCCTTTGACTACATGGAGAGTGAGGAAGGTGTCGCCCTTTGTTCGAGTTCCCATACCACCAAGGCGGGAACATCTACGTCAAGCGGCTTCGATAACGCTGGTACGTCTGCAATGAGTAAAGCCAGTATTGCGGCTACCAGACTGATTATGCGGAAGTTCCGCAATGACATTTCGGAGAGGATCGAGGTGGGGGATGATCTGGCGATTGTTTGCCCGGATAACCTTGCTGATACCGCTTATGAGATTACCGGGACTCCGGCGGGGTACGATACGGCGGCTTTGGACAAGAATATGTCTTATGGCCGTTATGAGGTCATTCCGTATCTGCGTCTTGACGATGTGGACACTAACAACTGGTTTATGGTGTGGAAGTCTCAGATGAAGAAAGACCTCATCTGGATTGACAGGATTGCTCCTGAATCCAAGAATACCGTGGACTTTGCCACCTACCAGTTACAGCAAGCCGTGTATTTCCGGTGCGCTGCGGGGTTTATTGACTGGCGGTGGTGCTACGGGCACGTGGTTTCATGAGTAATATCAACAACTTAGCCGTAAGGAGCTATAAATCATGGAAGTCCATCAGGAGACTCCAAAAGTTCTTTCCGATGAATATGTAGCTGGTTTATTTGATGGTGAAGGTTGTGTCACCTGTCAAAGACAATGGATAAAGGGAAAGTACGAAAAGTATCCAAGGGTCCAATTACAGGTAACAATTACAAACACAAACCTTGAAGTTTTAGCTTTACTGGAAATTTGGTTTGGCGGTGGAACGACAAGAAAAGAAAGTAGGACTCCACCCAACAGGCAAATTTGTTACCACTGGCGGGTTATCGGCAAAAAGGCGCTTTTGAAATTTTTAAGGGTGGTTTATCCATACCTAATAATAAAACGTGATGAAGTTTATCAAGCCATTAGGTTTGCCGAGACTTTACGAGAAGAAAACTTGGGTTGCAATCCATTGTCGGCAGAAACACATGCTCTTAGGGAAGAAGTTTACGAAGCCTTAAAAAAACAAAAGAACAAGAAGCCTTATCAAAACTTAACCGCTAACACGGTTTAACTTTCTCTCATTGGGGGTGGTGTTAGCCGCCCCCTCTATATAGCACGGACAATGAAGCGTCCGGCTAAAGGGGATTTAACATGACTACGGAAGGAACCTTTAAAAGAAGCGGGATTCCCGTCCCTGTCAATTTTTCAGGGTGTGAATTTGGCGATACATATTTTGTTGATTATAGGAATGGCTCTGACAGCAACCGGGGGCTTACCCCGACCACTGCATTTAAAAAATTGAGCAAGGCGTATGATAAGGCAACATCAAACCAGAACGATGCCATTATTATAGATGGTGATTCTACGGTTACTGAAACCGCTATGATTGCCTGGGCGAAGAATCGAATCCATACGTTTGGCGCTAACGGCCCTATGCCTTTAGCCGGGTATGGTTGCGGCGCCAAGATTAGCCTTGGGGTTACGACTGCTGCTGGCGATACTGCAACAATTAGGGTGACAGGAATAAGAAACACCTTTAACGGCCTCAAGGTTTTGAACAGCAATACGCTTGCTACAGCTCTTCATTGTGTTGAGGAAGCAGGGGAGTATACGCGGTGGAATCATTGTGAGATTTACAAGTCTTCATTGCTTACCACTGATCTTACTGCTGAATTACTGATGAACGGGGATAGTTCTCAGTTTTATGGTTGCACGATTGGGGATCTTGTTAATGAGCGCGGAGCGTCAGCCAAAGAACGGCCTTGCGTGAAGCTGGACCGTGAAACGGTGACAGGCAAGGTTTGCCGTGATGGGTACTTTCAGAATTGCAGGCTACTTCATAAAGCCGCCCATGTTGATGCGTGCCATGTATACGGTCATAATGCAACCGATGTTGAAAGAAGCCTTGTTTTCAGAGATTGTGAATTTTGGAATTGTGTCTTAGCTGCTGCAACGATAGCTGATGCCGTTAATTTTGCGGCAGCACAGACAGAAGGGGAGGTTCTCTTGATTAATCCTGCCGGTATGAATGTTACCGCGATTGCCGGATCAACCCTTAACGTTTACGTGTCAAGCGGAACCGCTCAGACAACCGCTGGTATCTCGGAAGAGATAGCCGCTTAATTAACAGGGGAGGGGTTTTCCCTCCCCAAAAAGGAGGTCAAATAACAATGGCACTTGAAGAAGTACAGTTTTTCGGGGCGGCAGACAGGAAAGGCCGACATGCAGACGGAAAGATAACGTCTGAAATGCCAGCATGGTATTTTGTCCCACAGACAGATGAGCTTCAGGAAGAAATTGAGCATAAGACAAGGTCAATTAAAATGGGGCTTATCCCGCCTTCTGAAATGCCCTATGCCCAGGAAGAGCTCAGGAAGCAGGAAGCTATGCTTGAGCGTATCAAGAGCAAGCCTGAACTGAAGGGTAAGGATAAGGACGATGCGGCCAAGTTTTACGCTCATCTTTCAGAGCAGATTGGCGACTCTATGTTTTCTCGGAGCGAGATGAAGAAGGGCCTTGTCGATGCTCATGAGGAAGTCAGGCGTATGACTGAACCTATTATCAATGTGAGGGGTCAGACCAAATTGCTTGCAAACATGGGTATCAATGCGAAGGGTGGGAAGATCAGCCGGAATCAGGCGGCAAAAGCCTTTAAGATTGTGGGTAGGGTCCTTGGTGAAGCCACTAACACGGAATATCTCAGGAAAGATTTTAATAACGGAACATTTCACCCGGAAAGAAGCCTTGAAGAAATGGAGAGGTAATGGACGGCAAAGACATTCTTCGAAGATTAGAGCAAATTCTGAATGAAGAAAGTACCGGAACCTGGACTGACGATAAGAGTTCCTATGACTTTCTTTGGGAAGCGGCGAAAGAATGGGTTGCACGAACCAAGAGCTTAACGGCTACTCAGGAGTTTATCACGGTTGCCGGACAGCCTAATTATATGCTTGATGCCAATTTTCTCAAGTTATTCCTTACGGATAAGAGCAACAGATATTTCCTGAAATATACAGACGGCTCAGATCATGTTATCCGGTTCATGGACTATGAGGATATTCTACATAGGAACAGCATCAAGACGTATGACATTCAACAGGCTACGCTTACCACCGCTGCTACAACCATTCAGGATACGGGCCAGGACTTCTCCGATTGGGAAACAGCTTCCGGTGATTCGGTTTATAAGCTGACCCTTACCAATACGCAAGGATCGGAATCATGGGCATATCTTGGGGAAGCCTCTACAACCACGAATGATGATGATACGGTTGCCGTTTTCACCGATCTTGCGAGGGATTCTACCGGCTGGAATGGATCCGGGACTCCTTCGGGGACAGCCAGTTTTTACCGTGTCGAGAAGTGTTCTACCCAGGATGTGCCGGACGGGTTTGCCATACGGGATAAACAGACCAAGGCTACTCAGTCAACCGGAACGGCTACGTCTGATGGTGCTGCGGCAGGCGGTCAATGTACCTTAACGGATACCTCCGCAACCTTCTTTTCAACGGAATTTGTTGAGCCGGGGGATGTGGTCCATAACACTACCGATGCCAGTGATGGGGTCGTTCTGTCCATTACGGGTGATAATGCTGCCGTAACCGCTTTGTTCAACGGCACTGATAACGATTGGAGTTCATCTGATGCGTATGTCATTCAGCCACAGGGCAGACTTGAGATATTCTTTGACCCACCTCCGGCTACGGCAGGACATATTGTAAGGGTTGATTTCATATCAAGGCCGGACCCCGTGTATTCGGATTATGGGATATATCGTTTCAGGCAACATGCGATGGAAGCCATCGTTAAATATGCTGCATGGCTTTACAAATACAGGGATCAGGAACCGAACTTTGGAGATGTGCTTTATCAGTGGTTTGACAAGGCTGTCAGGGCAGAGGCTTTTAATCTACATCCAGAAAAGAAAAGGGCAAGGTGGACGGTTAATCTGAAGGCAAGACGATAATGGGAAGCGTTAAAAAAACAGGTGTTAAGAGACTGACA